TGCTCGATACATGATCGCGAACTGTAAGCGCGGTCTGAAGTATCACGCCGAAGGCGAGTCTGGTGACGGGCTGCAACCAAAGACTGTTCGTGAAGCACGTGACATTGCAAACGGTAATGCTCTTACCGAAGACAAAGTTAAACGGATGCGCGCATGGATAGCACGACATATGGTTGACTTAGACAACGCTCCTAATCCTGATGACCCGAAGTATCCATCAGCAGGTCAGGTGGCTCATCTACTGTGGGCATCAGGAACAACACGCGAGCAGGCGCAAAAGACTTACGATTGGTGTGACTCTAAGATGAATCAGATTGAGAACGAACAGAACAATAACAACGGTGATCAGGAACTACGACAGTTACCACCGTCATATCGACCAAGCGCATCAGAGGATGTGCCTGTATTCAGACCGTCTTGTGCAACCTGCGAATACTTTGATTCAGTACGGTCATTCTGCATGAAGTGGATGGATGGCTGCGATCCCAATGGTTATTGTGACGCATGGGAAAAGAAGGAATACGAAGACGAGTACGAAGCGAAGACCTCTGACGAAGGAGAAGACATGGAAGAAGTTGAAGAAGATCAGATACCAACAACCACTTGGGTGACACGATCAGTTGATGACAAACGATCATTAGCGTTCACCAACATGGAATGTCGTGCCATAGGCGACGGCAACACGCTGGTCGGATACGCCTCAATGTTTGATACCCCTAGCCACGATCTAGGTGGGTTCACCGAATATGTCGCACGTGGAGCATTCTCTAAAACGCTTAACGATGGCGCAGACGTTCGCCTACTCATTGACCATGAAGGTGCACCACTAGCCCGAACCAAATCAAACACAATGCGTTTGGTTGAGGACGAACGCGGTCTACGTGTTGAGGCTGACCTGGACCCTGCTAACCCACGAGCCGCCGAGATTATCTCAGCCTTAAAGCGAGGCGACATGAACCAAATGTCTTTCGCTTTCCGAGTCATCAAAGACGAATGGAGTCGTGACCGCAGCACCCGAACACTCAAAGAAGTCCGCCTGTTCGATGTATCAGTCGTGACCTTCCCTGCCTACGAGAACACCATCGCAGAAATCCGAAATGCAAAGATACTTGACACGACCCCACCACAGACAGGTAGACTCAACCTCAGGAAGCGTCAGATCCAACTGGCTCAACTTCTGAAGTAGACGGATCGGAGCCGAGTCTTCTCACTCACGACACCTCTCAGACCCAACAACCCACCTAGTTCTGAGGAGAACACAATGTCACTTTCTAATCGTTTAATTGAGCAGCGTGATGCTCGCATCCAAGAATCCGAGCAGTTGATTGCAACCGCCGAAGTCGAAGTTCGCGACCTCACCACTGAAGAAGATACCCAAATCGCGACCATCCTTGAGGAAGTGCGCAGCCTGGATACCAAGATCGCTAATGCACTTGAACTGGAAAAGCGTTCAGCAGAAGCCGCCGATGCTCGCAAGAACATTGACAACGAAGTACGTGGCGGCGCAAAGGTCAAGCGTGAAATGCGCACCTACCGTCCTGACGGCGAACATGACTTCATCGGTGACGCTTTCCGTTCGCAGATCCTCGGTTCGTATGATGCCCGTGAGCGCATCGCACGTCACCAAAACGAAGAAGCCATCGAGCGTCGTGCTGTCGGAACCGCAGCCTTCTCTGGCTTAGTCATTCCGCAATACCTCATTGACCTGGTTGCACCGAAGGCTCGCGCTGGTCGCCCGTTCCTTGATGCTGCTACGACTGGACACGCATTGCCTGCCGAAGGTATGGAAATGTATATCAGCCGTATCACCACTGGTTCGTCAACTGCCGTTCAATCTTCACAGAACTCCGCAGTATCTGAGACCAACATGGATGACACGCTGCTCACAATCCCCGTGATCACTGTTGCTGGTCAGCAGACCGCTTCACGTCAATCATTGGAACGTGGCACGAACATCGAACAGATCATCATGGGCGACCTCGTTCGTGCTTGGCACACTAGCCTTGACTCACAAGCAATCGTCGGTTCAGGTTCAAGCGGTCAAGCAAAGGGAATCTACACGGCACTCGATGGTGGCGCAAACGAAATCACCTACACCGACGCTTCACCAACCGTTGCTGAGTTGTACCCCAAGTTGGCAGACGCAATCCAGCGTGTTCAAACCAACACCTTCATGCAACCAACGCATTGGTTGATGCACCCTCGTCGCCTTGCAGCATTGCTCGCAGGTGTTGATGGTCAGAACCGTCCATTGGTTGTTCCGTTGGCGAATGGTCCAATGAACGCAGTCGGTGTCGGCAATGGCACGTTCACCTATGCAAACAGCGGATACTCGTTGCTCGGTTTGCCCGTGATCACTGACGGTAATGTTCAGACCGACCTCGGTTCTGGCACGAACGAAGACGTCATCTACTGCGTCAACGGCGGCGAGTCACACTTGTGGGAAGCCAACGGACACCCGATGATGCTCAACTTCGAGCAGCCAAACGCTGCAAGCCTCGGCGTGTTGATCGTTGTTTACGGTTATGCCGCATACACCGCAGAGCGTTACGGCGCAGTTGGTCACTCAATGATCACTGGTACAGGACTCGTCGCCCCGACGTTCTGATCCATTTGACCTGCGGCGTAGACTCAACCTCTGCGCCGCAGGTCGACCCCCACCAACACAGGAGCAACCATGCCTTCAATCTTTTCCCTTATGACTGAGCGAGTCGGATACGTCCGTCGTGGACTCAAAGACCGTGTTGCTCAGGTGGATAAAGAAATCAACCGTCTTGGCGGTAAAGCCGACGGAGCATTAAAAGAAGTCGGTGAGGCTGTCGAGGAGACTGCTGCTTTGGTAAACAAAGTTGAGACTGCGGTTCTGCGCAAATCCACCAAGAAGAAGTAAGCAATGGCGATCACCAACGGGTACGTCACGCTTGCTGAGATTAAGTCTGCGCTTCGTATCACGGACTCCATTGACGATGTACGTTTAGAGAAGTGCGTTCAAAGAGCATCACGTTGGGTTGATCAGCAGACAGGCAGATTCTTTTACCAACAAGCAGGCACATATGACTTCACAGTCATCAACCCATACAAGGTTCGTATCACCGACCTAGCAACTGCCACAGGTTTAGTCGTAACAAGCGACGACAATAACGACAACACGTTCACAGGCACTTGGGTCTACAACGTGGACTACCGACTTGAACCTACAGAGGCTCCTGTCTATGGAATCCCTTTTAACTTCTTAGTAGCGCAGGATGCAGAGTGGATTCCTGATACACGTATACGAGTCGCTGGTACGTTCGGATATCCAGCAGTTCCTGACCCTATTGCGGAAGCAACACTGCTTCTAGCCATTCGACTGTTCAAACGACCTGATGCGCCTCTCGGTGTTGCAGGCTTCGGTGAACTAGGTGTGGTCATGGTGCGAGGCTCAGACCTGGATGCACGTAACCTGATCATGCCATACATCAGAGTAGCGATTGCCTGATGCCTGCGAACATTGCGAACCTTCGTGCTGGATTAGCAACCCAACTACAAACGATTTCGGGTTTGCGTGTCTACGAATATATACCTGGCACACCTAACTTCCCTTGTGCCGTCATACGATTGAATCGTGTCGGGTATGACTCCACACTCAGTCGTGGTTCTGACGAAATAGACTTCGTGATAACAATGGCGGTAGGTCGTGCAGATGACCGTGTCGCCCAAACATCTATCGAAACATACCTGGCTGGTACAGGATCGTTGTCAGTTAAAACAGCGATAGAGAACGACCCCACACTCGGCGGTGCTGCACTTAACACTCGTGTCCAAGAAGCCCGAAACATTGCCACAGAAGATCGCGGCGATGGGCTATCGTTTCTCACAGTGGATTTCGCTGTGACCGTGATTGCGTAAGGAAACAAAATGGCTTTCATCAACTCTAACCAAACAACAATGATCTACGGGTCAAACGCTTTGGCTGCCTACCTGCGGTCTGTCTCACCTAGCGCATCAGTCGAAATGCTTGACGTGACCACCCTGGCAGATACAGCAAAAACATTCACACCAGGATTAGAGGATTTCACGTTAGGCATTGAAGGACTGTTTGATACTGACACCGCTGCTGGTTCAATATGGGCAAACATCACTGCCGCAATTAACGCTGGATCAATCGTCGCCACGAGCGTCGCACCAACTGGTTTCGCTGTCGGCAATAGCGTTTGGGTTTTACCTGCACGAACAGTTAACTATGAGGTGTCAAGTGCTGTCGCTGATGTGGTTGGATTCTCTATGTCATTTGGCGCAGGCTCACCAGCCAATGTCGGAGTGAGCCTCGCAGACCTAGCGGCGATCACAGCGACTGCTAATGGCACTAGCGTTGACAATGCCGCCGCAACCAGCAATGGTTCGGTTGCACAAATCCACGTCACTGCGGTTAGCGGCACGACCCCTACAATGACTGTTGTTGTCCAGCACTCAACAAACAACTCGACGTGGGCGACACTAGGAACATTCACGGCGACCACAGGAACAACATCCGAAGTGATCACCACAACAGGAACTGTCAACCGTTATGTGCGAGCACAATATACAGTTGGCGGTACAACACCATCATTCACCTGCCAGGTCTCACTGGCTCGTCTGTAAAGGAAAAAAATCATGGCATTCGTAGCAGCAAGAAACTCATCATTCAAACTAGACAACGCAGCAGGAACATTGACAGACATCAGCACCTATGTTGATTCAGTCGGTGGTATTGCGAACACAACCGATATGTTGGATACAACCACATTCGGTGCCACGTCAAAAACGTTTGCTCCAGGTTTGCGCAACGGTGACACCATCACTGTTTCAGGCAAATGGGATTCGACGCTGAACACTCAGATCACAGGACTGTTGGGTTTGGCAACATCGTCATCGTTCGACTACTCGCCTGCTGGCACAACCGCTGGTTTGCCAAAAGTGACTGGCGAATGTTTCGTGACCTCATATGAAGTCAGTTCCTCAGTCGCTGACCTCGTAACATTCTCGCTATCGTTGCAGATCAGTGGCGCAGTAACACACGGCACGAACTAATCATTGACTATCATTGTGCTCAGACGCGCAATGATGATCGCTTGATGGAAGGTGTACCGTGAAAAACTCGTGGCAAATTAAATGGGATGACCATACGTGGACTGACGAGGATGTGTTAGGTGCACACCTCGTTGCTGTCGCTGATCTACTCGGCACAGATTCATGGACTGCCGTGAGCCCGTGGACAGGTATCAAGGCACTCGCTGCATGGTGTGTTGTCTTGTTATCAATCACCGAGGAGCATGATCTGGATTCAGCATTAACCGCTGTCTACGGTGCACCAGGTACAAAGGTCGTTGGCTCGCTATCGACTAGGGATTAACAATGCCCAGCACCAGCACCTCATACGATTTCGCAGTCAAGATCAAACAGATAGGCACAGCGATTCAGCGCGGTCAGAAAGATGCCGTTATGGCGGCATCAATGATTATCAAGAATGAGATTGAAGGCAACCTGGTTCGTGCTATCGGATCAGACCAACGGATGTCTAATCTGAAAAAACGTGCTGGCGCACAACCACAAAGACTGTCATTAGGTTTCACCACTAAAGGTGTCAACAACCCCACATCATTGCTGATCGCTCGCGGTCCGTGGGGATTGGTTGAGTACGGTGCGAGTAAACATAAGATCACACCGAAGATCGCTAAGACTGGAACAGGTAAAGGAATGTCACGTGCCAGTCGCAAACTAGCGATACGTCAACGTGATCTAGATATTGCGTTCGGTGCAGCAGGATTGTTCGCAGGTAAATCGCCGTTACCGATTCGTGGCACGTTCCGTTATCAGGTTAACCATCCTGGCTCGAAGGGGAAGTATCCATTCCATCGTGGTTTGGAGTCGTCACGCAATCGGGCTATCCAGGAACTTCGTACTGTTGTATTCCGTACAACTGCAACTGTGATCCGTAGTGGTCGACAGGTTTACACTTACGCCGCAGGTGAAGTCGGGATGTATGAGTCCACATCAATGTTCGGTGGTGGCTGATGGCTACGATGACTGAACGGCTCGCGTTCCTCATTTCTGCAAACGCTGACTCAGCAATTCGAGCATTTGAGAAAACATCTAATTCTGCTGAGAAAGAATTAGGTAAGGCTGAGAAGAAGATTGACAAGATCGGTGGATCGCTGAGCAAGTTCGGTGCTGGCGGTATGGCGTTTGCAGGCGTAGCAGGTGCAGCCCTCGCTAGTTTTGCACGTGACTCTGAGGATGCAGAACTACAGTCACGCAAACTTGGCAACTCTATAGAGAACTCAGGGAAGTTTGCCTACGGTGCACAAGATCGGTTAGAAGAACTCGCAAAGAAAATACAAGGGATAACCACAGCCGACGGTGACGCAATCGTCGGGATGCAATCACTGCTGGTGCAGTTCGGTCTGACCGAAGAACAAGTCGTAAAAATCACGCCGCTCGTAGTTGACCTATCGCAGAAGATGGGCGTCGATATGAACACCGCTGCTAAAGCGGTAGCCAAATCTGCAACTGGCTCACAGACTGCACTCAGGAAAATGGGCATCCAGGTTGACTATGCCAACACTGAAGGCAACAAGTTTGATGCGACAATGGAAGCACTCGCAGGGACTGTCGGTGGTTTCGCTGAGAAACAAGCAGAGACATTCTCAGGGAAGATAGACCAACTTAAGGTCTCGCTAGGCGACTTAAAAGAAGGTATTGGTGCAGGTGTCATCGATGTGTTCGGTGTAGCCATTGAAGGTGCGAATGGTTTATCAACTGCGCTCGGTGACATCAACCCTGACATACAGGAAACAGCAGGTCAGGTACTCGCCGTCGGTACTGCCGTCATTGGTTCAGCAGCATCCATCTCATTCCTTGCAGGCTCTGCTATCAAAATGCGTGATCGGTTCACCGATGCTAGTGGTGCGATTAACGGATTCGGAAAGATGGCTGGCGGTGCGGCTATCGCATTGGTCGGCTTGTATGCAATCGCAAAAATCTTTGAGGCTCAATCAGAATCAGGTACTGCCAAAACGGTGGCGTTCACTGATGCGCTTAAAGAGAATGACAAAGCGGCACGTGCTGAGAACCTGCGCAAACTCGCAGAGGACAATCCTCTCGCTGGCGAGTTCCTAGAAACAATGGGGATGGTCGGTCTCACAGTTGACGATATGGCTCAGTATCTACGGGACATGGACGGTCCAGCAGATACGTTCCGTGATGCAGTCAGCAAAATAAACAACACAGTATTCACAAGTGAAGAACGTATTGACGCATTAAACGATGCGCTTGGTCTGAACATAGATACGACCAGGATGACTGGCGACCAAATGGATTCCACTTGGGCGCACGTTCAAAACTTAAACTTTGGTTTGTTCAACCTAGAGATGGCGAACCTAGATGCAACAACTGCAACCGAAGCAACAGCAGGTGCACTCACTGGTATTGCGTTAGAAGGCGACGATGCCGCTGATGCGATTGACGAGGTAACTGGTGCAGCGTTTGAGTTAACCGCACAATGGGAAGAAACACTCGGGCTGTTTGATCGTGAATCTGCATTACGCAACGTGAAAGAAGATCTCGTCGACCTGAAAGAAGCAGCAGCCGAAGCGTTCAGCAGCGGCAAGCAAGAAGACATAGATGAATACCGTGACAAGTTGGGCGATCTCTACAAGGGAGTCGGTGACTACATTACGCGACTTGGTAACGTACCTGAAGAAACACAAACGGAAATCTTAGCGTTGCTAGATCAAGGCAAAATTGACGAGGCAGTTGCTAAACTTGATGCATTGTCAGCAGCGAGAACCGTTCCGCTGAATGTTGTCACAAAGATTAACGCACGTGGAGGTGTGGGCGAAACGCAATACGGTCCGACACTACCTGGTCGTGCTCGCGGCGGTCCGATCTCTGCGAACCAACCGTATGTGGTTGGTGAACTCGGTCCAGAGATTATCGTGCCTGGACAATCAGGAACTGTCATACCGAACAATCAACTTGGCGGTGGCGGCTCGACAGCAATCAACGTGAGCGTCACGTCTAGCGATCCAAATGAAGTAGTGCGAGCGTTGCAACGCTATGTACGTTTGCATGGCAATCTGCCGAAAGGCATTCTGTAATGGCAACAACCACATGGACAGTTGTGATTGGTGCAACAACATTCACCAGCAATGTTCTGTCGCTGTCTTTAAATCTAGGTCGACAGACAATGTTTGATGACTACGCAGGCGGCTCAATCACAATCACATTGCGCAACAACACAAACCAATGTGGATCAATCGCACAAGGCGAAACAATCAAACTGCAAACCAACTGCTATTTCTATGTCACCAATATTGCGTTCAATGAAGGTATGACAGACAGCGAAGCAACTTGCACAGTCACAGGTGCGGATGCCATTGCAGGGTTGTCACAGTATGCGTTAGGTGCAGGATCAGGTGCGAGCACATCACCAACGCAACAAATGTATGACCAATGGATTTCACAAGGAATCCAACCACCATACATGGATACCCCATTCACCGCCGTTTCAGTTGTCAACGGGATTGTTGCTGAGGACACAACAATCATCAACCAATGGAATCTGTTAATCAATAGTGAAATGGGTTCACTAGTTAGCGACGCAGCGACGATCTACCCATACCCATATTCATATTTCAAAACATCGCAATACACATTTGGTCGATCAGGTACAACGGGAATCCCGTACTACTCACTGAATCGAATGAGTGGTACGAGTTTAAGTGCAAACAATGTGATCGTTGATTGGGTTACAGGATCATCCACATATTTGAAACCGTCTGCGACATATAAGCGCACCTACACAAAGTACGGTGTTCTAGCGAATTCGCTCGGTGCATCAACACAAAGCGCAAACCAAGCACAGTTCTATGCCACGATCATGACTGACCCAACAACCATTTCAGGTGAACTATCATGGACAGATAAAGCAGCGAGCACATCTAACAACAATGGTTGGATGTCAAACTTTTGGATCACACCAGCGTATATGGCGACGCTCGAATATAAGATACCTGGTGCATCAGCGACATCAACACGAATCAAGATTGAGGGTGTGTCATGCAATGCGACACCTGACGCTACTGATTGGACAGTATATTTTTCTGATGGCAGTTTCTATGATGACTACATTTTGGATTCAGCATCAGGCACATTGGGACTATCACGATTCGGTTGGCAACTCTGATGCCTATTAGAAACTATGTGTTCAATGAGCGTTTCACGCCAACGAATTTCAACACCTATTCGATCAACAATGGGTTAAAATGGTTAGATACAAAATCAACATCATTTGGTGCGTCGTCGTTGACATCAAGTGTGTTCACAACAGAGTTCGACTACTATCGCATCCTCATTGATACTTGGCGACCTAACATCGCCAATGATTCGTTGTTGTTTCGTATGCGCACATCAGGCGGTCAATACACAGGTGCAACATATAATTGGGCGTACAACGGTGTTGTGTGGGCGACTGCTGTTGCTATCGGAAACAATGCTGTGAACTCAACCAATGTGCAAATCACAAACGGTGTGAACACACGACAATGTTCTGCCACCATTGAAATCAATAATGTGCGCACAAGTTGCAGACCAACATTCAACTGGCAAGCAACCGATTCATTTAACAACTGCAATCGGCTCGGCGGCGCATTCATTGCTAACAATGCCGACTACATAGGATTCGATGTGTTCACTAATAGTGGATCAACAATGGTGTGCAACATGAGCGTGTACGGATATAGGAAACCATAATCATGGCAACAAAAACATTCACGCAAGCACAACTGAACGCCAGCGACCTAAACACATTCGCTAGCAAAGGTGACACCTATATTGCGTCAGCATCAGTCACAGCAGGTCAAATCAATAACTGTTTCACTAGCGCATATGAGAACTACAAAATCGTCGTCAGCAACTATTTTGCGACTGCTGATTCGTGGCTGTGGTTTCAACTCGGTAGTGGTGGCACGTGGTCAGGTGGTGCGTACTATCAAGGTGGTTCATACCAGGCGTATTCGACAGGGACAATCAGCGCGCTCACCAACAACAACACTGCGCCATATTTCTATGTTTGCGGTGGTTGCACTTCAGCAACGAATTTCCCGAATAGTGCTGTGATGAATATCAGCCAACCTGCCGCTAGTGCCACTACCGAATACACTTTGCAAGGCACCTATCATTTGGCAGGTGGGATATGGATGATCTCTAGTATGGGTCAACATTTCGATGCGACTTCCTACAGTAGTTTCAGGTGGGCAACAACAGCAGGTGGTGTTTCATCAGGGAACATCACGGTATATGGAGTGATGCAAGCATGACCGTTCGCGCAAACTACTCGGTCGGTGAACGACCCACTGTTGATGAAATGAACACTTTTGCTGCCAACCCTGCGTTGCAGTACATCACACAAGTGAACATCAACGCAGTCACTACAACTGTCAGCAGTGTGTTCAGTTCTACATATGACAACTATCGATTGGAATGGTCAGGCGTTTATACCACAGCAGGTTTCAACACTTTTCCGTTGATCAGTTTCACTGGTGGTGCAGGCACAGCACATTTTGATGGAATCAAAGCGACCATTTCAAACGGGACAAACTCATTTAGCAATCAGAACGGCTCAGCGTATTGGCTAGTTTCATATGTTGGGAATAATCTCAACTTTGCATCACACATCACGATGGACATCAACGCACCATTCAACACAGTCGATACGACCTATACAAGCAAATTCAGTTATAACAGTGGGGCAGGTGCAGGTGGTGGATTTGCAGGTGGAGTGGTTAGGTCTGCTACTTCATACACAGGATTCACCATCGTGGGATTGTTCGGTTCAAACATTGTTGGCACATTACGCATTTACGGATACAGGAAATCATGAGCGACTACATAGCAATCGAACACAACGCTGAAACAGGCGAAACCATTGAACGCACAATGACACAGGGTGAGATTGATGCGCTCATGGCGACATTTGCTGGATTCACCGAATCAGTTACGATTGAACCTGACACAGACGATGAGTTTCCTTTCATTGAAACAACCAACCCACCACCTGAGGACACAACACCATGAACCTCCCCTACAAAAAACTGATTGTGCCGTCAGCATTGAAGGCGCATAAGAACGGGCAGTTACCGAGCAGCCTGCTCACAAAGGTTTCGACTGGCGGCGTGATGTATACACCCGTCGCTGCACAGTTCAACCTTTTGTATGCCGAAGCGTTAAAGGCAGGGTACAAACTTAAGAACATTGGTGACTACCGTTCGTTTGATGGTCAACTGGAAATGTTCCTGAGTCGGTACGAGACCACTGACCGAGGCAGATCGCCGCAGGTCACTCGACAGTATGAAGGTAAGACGTGGTATCTGAAGCCAGGTAATGCACCATCGGCTGCTCCCGACCCGACAGGACTGAAAGGTTCTAATCACGGTTGGGGTCTAGCGATTGACTTAGCGTATGTGCAGAACGGCAAAACAGTTTCAATGGGCGGTGCGTGTTTCGACTGGTTGTGTGCGAACGCTCCACGATTCGGGTTCTACCTGCAGACGGACAACCGACAGTCCAAAGAGTTTGAGGCATGGCATTGGCAGTACGTACTCGGTGACGAAGCTCCGTCAGGACAGCCCGTTAATGCGCCTGTCGCCGCCGCAACCGCCGCTACTGGTCTGCCGTACCCTGGAGTTCCGTTAAGGTTAGGTGCGAAGGGTGAAGCGGTGAAGCATATCCAACGAGTGATCGGTGCTGCACCCGATGGTGGTTTCGGACCAAAGACCGAGCAGGCAGTCATTGCATGGCAACGTGCCAACAGCCTCAAACCTGATGGCGTGATTGGACCAGTGACCTGGGCGAGAATGTTCCCATGATTCGACGTGCCTCGACTATTCTGCTTGTACTGATCATCGGTATTGTGATCGGATTCCTGAGTGGCTGTGGGTACGACGGGTATTACCGCTATCCATGTCAAGACCCTGCAAAGATGGAGGCTGTTGAATGTCAACCACCATTATGCAGATACAACGATCAATGTTCACAGGATTTGATTGGGGAATTAAATGAGCCGTAAAAGATACACGCCTGAGGATCTGCACGCACGACTGATAGTGAGTGTTGGTGTCATCATGGCTATTGCATTGATGGGCATGATCGGTGTGATTCTGTACGGACTCCTATTTACAACTCAACCACTTACGAAACAATCGCCAAATGATGAGGCTGCATGGTCTGTCATATCGAGCACAGTGCCGTATCTCGTTGGTGCGATGTCGGGACTCGTTGCATCGAATGGATTGAAGTCAAAACCTAAATCACCGACTTCACAAGATATTTCTGATGATCTTCAATAAAGGCTTGACTGTCTAACACATTCCGACTATTGTGTTTATAGAGGGTTTTCCCTAGACACATAGAATGGAGTTAGGCGTGAGCCGAACTGTAAACACAATGCCAAAGCGGAAGGCTGTCGAGCCGCCGCCATTACCAAAAGCGTTCACCGTCATCATTGACGGACAGCAGGTTCTACCTGGACAAACGCTTCGCATCACCGACACCGATGGGGACTTCGTATTTCAATACGTTTGGCTTCCCGACTATTCGGTTGTTTGCAGTGGTGGCAGTAAAGGACGCAAAGGTATGAGGGCGTTCACTCATGAACGCTGCCACCTGCCCAAAGTTAAGAAGAAGCGCAAGCACCCAATCTCCGACGAGCAACTCGAAGCGATGCGTGAGCGCGCTGCCGTCGCACGATCCAACAACAGAAAGAGGAAATAATGCCAGTCACTTATGAACCCAAACCGAAACATGGAACAGAGGCATGGTTAGAAGCCAGGCGCAGGAACAGCGAAGGACAACATCGGTTCGGTGCTAGTGAAGCACCGACACTCATGGGATGCGACGACTACCGCAACCTAGTTGATCTGTTTCTATCTAAGCAGGGGAAATCAGAGCAGGTATCTAACGCTGCCACACATCGAGGGAACGTGTTAGAACCTGCACTGGTCGCAGAAGCGTCACGTATCTTGCGCACCGAACTGGTCGTGCCTGAAGTGATGTTCGTGAAAGGTCGCCTGCTCGCCAACCTGGATGCAGCAGACGACCCGTATGACCCCACAGTGATCGTTGAGTGTAAGACCACCACGAAGTATTCGATAGATGATCAGATTCCTGATCCGTATTACTGGCAGGCGATTACCCAACTGGCAGTCACTGACGCTCTGAAGTGCATCGTTATCTGCCTTGATAAGTATCAGCACATCGGAACGTGGACAGTGCAGCGTGACTCGGGAAGCATTGACCTGCTCACCGAAGTGGCATACACGGTCGGTGAAGCGTTCGACCAGGGTGAGATTCCGCAGGTGCAACCCAACGAAGCGCAGATACGGCTGCTATATCCGAACCCAGTCGGTGCAAAGGAACTGACTGACGAGGAAGAAGATGTGTTCGCCCGTTGGCATAAAGCCAAGATGGAACGTGAGGAAGCCGAAGCGCAGGAGAAAGTTCTGCGTGACCAGATCGCCAACATCTTCTCAGATACCGAAGCCGTCACGTGGAACGGCACACAGATCGCAACATTCAAGTCACGCCGCATCGGTGAACGACTTGACGCAAAGAGTCTGGAAGCAGATCATCCTGAACTGGTGGCTGCATACAGAAAAGACGGAGGCACAACCCGTGTTCTCCGATGGACCAGAAAGTAGAGGACATGGCTAAGCAACAGTTTGATATGAGCAACTATGTCGACGTGGCAGAACGCATACGCCGATTCAAGGAGGCATTCCCTCAGGGAAGTCTCAGACCACTCAACCCTGACGAGCCGTATCGTATCGAGGTGATCGGTGACCGTACATTCATTGTGTATATCGCTGCTGCCTATCGGCATCCTGAGGACACGTGCCCTGGAGTCGGTACGGCATGGGAGATATTTCCAGGTACTACGTCGTTCACTCGCGATTCCGAGTTGATGAATGCTGAGACATCAGCATGGGGTCGTGCGATTAAAGCCAGCCTCGCTGCATCTGAGGAACCGAAGGTGGCGAGTGCTAACGAGGTACGCAACCGTCAGGGCAGCAGCAGCAGCAGCCCTGCTTCGACTAGCGGCAAGTTGATATATGCCAAGCGCATAGCAGAAAGCATCGCTACGAAGTACGGCATCAACACAACAGAGTTGTACCAGCATCTGTTCAAAATGACACCTGAACAACTTGAGGATGGTGGTCTGACCGAAGACATGATCAATCTCATCACGTCCATCAAACGTGGTCAGGTCAAGTTAATCCAGGATGCGAAGACTCAGCAATGGTCGGTGCAGGAAAACGTGGAGGCAGACGATGAATGACCCGTTAAATGCGACACCTGCGTCGACGCTACACCGAGCCACTGACGGGGAGACCTCACGTGAGGGAGCCAGGAGCGTGTCAATGCGCAGCGGTTCGCAGAAGGCTCTACTGCTCAAGGTATTTGCAGACGGTTCTATTCTGACCGACGACGAGGCAGCGGAACGTGCAGGGCTGCTCGCAAAGATCGGATGCTGCTGGTGGCATCGCTGCTCTGACCTGCGCAAAGAGGGACACATAAAGCAAGTTACCCTGAAAGTTTCACGACTCACGGGCGAATGGAGAATGGGTTGCATGATCACCGATCATGGCTTGAACACTTACAAGGAGATTAAACAATGAATCAGATAACCATCGTCGGGAATGTTGGCAAACAACCCGAACTAAAGTTCACACAGAACGGACACCCGATGTGCGAACTCAGTATCTGTACCGAGTACAGGAACAAAGACAAAGTCAATACGGTGTGGCACGCTGTCGAAACGTGGGATACGGTTGCAGAAAATGTCGCCGCCAGTGTTTCTAAAGGTGACCGAGTGATCGTGATAGGTCGCATATCTAAGCATGACTTCACCACCACGTCAGGCGAGAGCCGCACCAAGACATACATCGTTGCGACTGAAGTTGCGATGAGTGTTCGGTTCGCACAAATGGAGGTGACCCGTGACTGATTGGCAGCAACCACAACTCCCGATGCGCTTCCTGTTTCGTGGCGATCCAACCAGCACTATGCATTATGTCTTGGCTTGGCGTGTCAATGAAGACGGGCTGCGATACATGACCATTGACGGTATGGACATCGCCACATCATCACCTCATATGATGTTTGCTGAGGTATGCATCAACGGACAGTGGGCGCATATCAGTGTCCATTGAACAGAACTGGCAGAAACACGCTCTGTGTCGAGGGCTTGACCCACAACTGTTCTACGGCGACGACTACGGACAGGTCATTCAAGCGATCAAGATTTGCAATGGTACGCCTGCACGTCATCGCAGACCTGGCATTCCAGGATGCCCCGTCAAAGAACAATGCCTCGAATGGGCATTAGCGAACGGAGAACGTGGAGTGTGGGCAGGTACTAGCGAGAACCAACGCCGCAGGATGCGACCTAAGAACTTTACTAACACGCTGTCACCTAAAGACGCGATCCCCCTGGTGTTCAGTGATGGGAAATACCGACAAGTCCAGGACGTTTGATCGTGCTGCTTCAGGGACCCACAAAAGGGGATTGTGCTTGCGGTTGCG